TCTACAGTAACTGAATTTTGGGGGTCGCAATTTGCGGTGTCCCTACTCCTCCATCTGTAGCGTTTTCTAATTTTCGTAACTTTCAAAATCCTAATGAATGTGGTTTAACATCATCGTGAGACTCGTTGCGCTTCATCCACACCTCTCCCTCTTGACTGGGTAGGTGCAACTTGTCGGCGGAACTCACGGGTTGGTGTTTTAGTTGGAAAATTTGAAACAAGTCAATACAGTGATCAAAAGAAAAATATAAAGAGTGTTGTCAAGTTTGCTAATGTTTTTCATTGTTTTCTTTATAAACTTTTGTATTTTGTTTTCTACTTCTACATTTCAGTGAGCAGATTTGACTTCCGGCCCTGTCTAGCAGGGTCGTGCTGCATGGGTTTCAAACCCGCAGCCTCCTCGGGAGGTTCTCAATCTATCGTGGGAGATGGTTGTCGGCTGGAGCTTGGCTCTGGCCTCCACCTTCTCGGGCTTTACCCCTTTTACCACGAGATTTACCCTCCGTGGAGTTTGAAAGTTGAGATCTGTCCGTCTCACCATGACGGTCCCTCTTCTCTCTTTGGTGCTTCTTGAATTTTTCAAGATGCTGCTTGTGTGTCCTCACGAACACTTCGTCCACTTCATACACACTCCTCCATTCTCTGCCTCGTTTGCAAACTATGAACCCCGGGTGTATCACATGGTCTTTACCTTCAACATGTATAGGGCAACCACATGGTAGCGACTTGGTTGGTGCACCATTGAAAGAGTTATGCGTGTGGGGGCCACTTGCATCGACTATGGCACCCGTGCCGTGTAATTCACAAAATCCCCATCCGTCTCCTGGAGCTTGGCTCTGGGTTTCGAACGGCGATAGATGAGGATATACGCGCCAGGCTTTGGGCCGTTCTAGGAAAGCTAATCTGGAGCTTAGCTCTGGAGTCACTTTCGCTGTCCGGGCCATTTGGGCCAGCCTTGTTTCTATGGCTACCACATCTTCCATCTTAGCATTGCGTTTCTTTAAACGCGCGATTTGTTCTGAGGCCTTGTACAGGGCTTCCTCATACCTTTCTTTGATCTGCTCATAAATTTGCGCCTCTTCGTTGACGCGTTCTACATTGATTTTTAAACCTTCAACGTGTTTTGGTTGATCTGCGAGCAAGCATTGGAATTGGTGGAATTGGCCTTTAATTGGTCGAATGCATCCTGCACGATATAAAACTGCTGGAGCTTGGCTCTGGCGTTTATCATGCGTGAGGGTTGCTCCAACGATTGAATTGGCTCGCACATTCCACAAGAATGGTTTGGTGTGCATGATTGCCACCAGAGCATCCCAGCTCGGGGGTGATGCCTTCATGACATGTCTGCCCATGCATCCTTCCAACCATTCATAATCTTCGCTGAGTTTCCAACCGTCCACCCAATGGCGTTCGTAGAATCCTTTCATTTGACGTTCTCCCACTCCCTGGCTGTATGCTAGATTGGCAAAAGTTAGCGCCTGCTTGAAATTTTCGGGGTAGACTTCTGCGAACTTGAAAACAGGCCAACTAGCACAGACAGGCTCTTCTACCGGTTTGAGCAGAGGAAGGTTGTACCCTTTTGATATTATTTCCTCCGAGCAAAACGCGGTTTCTGGATAATTTGTCACTTCCCATTGCCGGGTGCCTGCCATCTCACGATAGTATATCAACCCGTCTCGATCAGCACTGTTTCGCATCACTCTGCCCCACGCTTGCCTCTTACGTGCATCATCCGTAGGCAGGTTTGACCAGATTTCTCCTTCATGCTCTTCTACGTCACAGCCTGGGTCAATAAGCAACCAAGGAGGGTTTGGTTTGATATCCATTCCCGTTGCTGCCTGTTTTGTACCCAATGCAATGTACTTTCCTGCCTTGTAAGCCTTTTCTCTTTCCGTCCATTCGATTGTGCCTGGCTTCACTCTGCTCGACACCTCTACGATTGGAGGAAGATCCACCCCGAGTCCAGGGCCCCATGTGCTCACCCTTAGAGCCTGTAGTGCTTCTCTGGTATCATCGAGATCGCGGAATGTTGTACACAAAATTAAGGCTCTATCAGAGAGCTCGTTGGGTGAATGTTTCATTCCCATGACTGGTACTCTGTCCTCTCGGGCTCTTTGGTACATGGTGGGTGAAGACACAGAATTTGGCATAGATCGGGCGCAATAACCATTCTTTTTCTGTATCTTTGCTCGATATGATACCGCTGTCGAACTTGGGAATGGCTGTGGGGTCGCGCTCAAGAAAATGATGTTTTTGCACTCTCCTTTGATGAGCGAGTACAAGATTCTGGCTGCAGGTGTTTTCTGATGTGCTTCGTCTAAGCAAAATATTGTGGTGCGAAGATCGAAAGCTCCAGATTTGACCCTGTTAATCAGGTGCCCGTATGTTCCTAAAAAGATGTGAGCGTCGGCCTTCTTTGTGACTTTCGCTCGCAACACTTGGTACCTTCGTTCGGATTCTGGACCTTCGTCTGAGCCCAAGGCAAGGAATGGCGGGAACGGGTCTTTGAGTAAAATCTTGGTTGGCACGGCTAGTACGGTGTCGCGTTGGTCTACATCTGGAGCTTGGCTCTGGATGTACCCAATCGCGGCGACGCCTAGACTTGACTTGCCTACACCAGTATCTGCTTGGATTGTCACCTCATTGGTCCCATTTTGTTCGGCGGTTTCTAGTGCCTGTTCCATTTCGACAATCCATGGATTGCCACTTATGCCTGTTCCTGCCAATGGTTTCAAACCCTGTCCTCTGGAAAACATTGCAGCGAACGCAACTGCCAGGCCCCCTACTAGATGCCACACCAAATGCCAAGGAGTCAATTTGTGCACAAATCGGGGGATCATGCCACCCATGAAAGATGCCATTTTCTTTGCGATAATGTATGGATCTCGTGGCATCCATGAGGAAATGACAGGGTGCACCTCGCCTGTAGCATTCCAATAAGCACCAGAGACGATAGCATACATTTTGGCCATGTCGATCATCATGAACATAAATAGTACATAAAGAAAACCTATGCCTGACCGGGCAATTAAGGCTTTCTCTATAAAGTACAGCAGCATGTAGCACACTTGAATGTTTGTAACAGCATTTTGGTAATAAGTCCAAGGCTCGGAGAAGATCTTTTCCCGAAACTCTTTGTTTTGCATTTTTGCGAAGAAAGTCATAGGGTCTGTGATATTGCCTAGAGCGGCTTTGGAGCATAATGCTTCCCACTGAGAAATTGGCATCTCAGGCACTTCTGTCTCGTCTTCTGGTATTCTGGCTCTTTCTGCATTTGCCCTTCGCACTTTATACACCCATGCGGTCCAGATGAAAGCTTCGATGAGGTAGTGCTGATTGTCATACACTGGCTCCAAATACTTCATGTCCCGCGCTTGAGTTTTGACGATAGCCATCATCTTTCTTGTCAGCAGCTTGGTAATTTGCCGGGCCTGTTCGAGCTTTTCTCTCCCTGGCTCGTCCCATCGAACTTCTCCACGCAAGATTTTTTCCCATTTCTTTATCTCGGCCTCATGGCTTGGCAGACCGTGACCATAATGTATGCACATTACGACGGAATATGGCAGAGGTCGCATTTGTCGACAAAAGTTGACGCGTTGAGCGACGACGGCGGGCTGACCCACACAAGGAATTCTCTGCAACTTGTCGAAGCACCACATGTGGCCATCCATGTCCGTTTTGGAGAAACCCAACCATGAATCAATTTTCTTCCGCAATTCTTCATCTGGCATGAGTAGCACTCCTGCCTGGTTTCGTCGCGCATTTGGGTAGCCTCCATAAATGTACCGATACATGCTTCCGAGTGCTTCTTCTTGTATCATCTGATGCCAGCGAGGTGAACCTGCCGTAAGGTTACATCGAGCTGAAGCTTTGATATCCATCTCCAAATATGTTTCCCCTCGGACTTGTGTTGCTTTGCCCAAATTGCGCCCGGTCATTCGCGTCAGCGTGGCTTGGAGATTCCGATACACGATAATGTCTGGCTTCGTTTTGGTTACTGGGTCATTCATACGAGGATTGATGTGCTTGAACTTTATCAGTTCTGGATGGCACTGACCGTCCGACTCCCTGATGAGTGTCTCAATGACTTTTCGCTCCCAATTGTCTTTGTCTGTCGGTTCACGAGCTCGACATCCCAACATTTCTACGTTCCATTTGTCATCGTGAATGATGATCTCGAGATTCATGTTGCGATTCTTTGCACATGCGATGAGGATAGTCGGGTCAATCGTGTGCCCATGGCGCTTGAAATGATTGCTGCCCCACATGTTGTCGTCACCTGACGTGATGGTAATGTGTTCACTGCTATTGTTCATGAAATCATCGTGAGAACCAGGAATTCCGACGGCAGCGCAATAATCCACAAATAGTTGGCAGAATGTCCCTTGGGACGCCACGTCGTCTGTCCAATGGGTTCGACTTTCACCTGTTGCTCCCCCACACACTTTGGCGAACACGTTCTCATACCCTGCGCGCTTGCTGCGTCCGGCATGAGACAGAAACTCCGGGATTGTACCTCCTCTAGGAACACTCAAGATGAACATGTGCGAGTTCATCATTTGTTTTTGATGCACTTGCAACCAAGAACGAATTGTTTCATCGTCACAACCCAATTCAATGCACCTATCCACGATGGCCATGTGCCATTGCTCTAGTCTGGCGTCGAACTGTTCCATGTCCCCTTCTGCGACTGTGTCCATCGCCAAGACTTTCCTGAAATGTCCACTGTAAGCTTGGCCGGCCGGGATGTGATCGATCGTGTTCCAATTGTCTTCCGGCATTCGTGTAGCCATTTGACCAGCTACCACCCAATCCTCGATATTGTGTTTCAGATCTTGAGCGACAACTGTTCGCACAGGTTTGTAAGTTCCATCTGCTTTTGGATGAACGATTTTAGAGGCGACAACAGGTTGGCGCTTGTTGAACACCCCATAAGAATGCGCATCGGCATGTCCCATTCCTAGCTCCTGCATTGCCAGCCGAAAATAAGGCTGAAGCAGGCCTTTCCTTAGAGCCATTGCTCTCGTTTTTGCATTTCCATATGTGTCCATGTTGTATTTTAGCATACCACGGCGTCTCATGTATGTCAGATATGACATTGGTGGAGAGAGTCGGGGTTTGTCGAACCGCCCTGGCATTCGTTTATAGATGGCATCACCGCATTGTCTGGCCGACTGGCGCTCTTCCGCGGACATCTCGTAAGCTGCCAACGACCTTGAGTCACGTTTGACCGCCTGCCTCCATACGTATCTTTCTATGCTACGGTATGTCTGGTCTGGATTGATTTGACCAACCATGGCACCATCGATGGCTTGAGGCACCCCTAAATCTGCCAATCTCTCATTTCGCATTGTGAGATACGGGTCTAAAATGTAGTCCACATCGATGTCATGGGAGTGCGCTGCCAATTTCAGATTCTCTATCTCTTGTGCTGACAGTATAGGACGGACCCAACGCATCGGTCGCCATTGTGGCCCGCCAAATCCCTGCTTGGGGATGTCTTGCTCCCATCGCTTGTCATCTTCCTCAATTTCCAATGCCACTTTGTTCACGTCTTCTTTCTTCCAATTGGCTCTCAGTGCAGAGATAGTACTTTCTCGCTCGGCATGGAAGTCAACGGCATCTTCAAACTCTGCCATGGCCAAATGATCCCTCAGTTGTTGTTGTAACCCTAAGGCTTGATAAGGGAGGTTGTCCCCCAATCCCCATGCTGCTTTGAGACCCCGGAGTGCCTGCTTGCCGAACAAGGCGGTTCCCAGTCCTAAGATCACTTCCCTGAGCCGGTCCATCCATTTGCCCCATACTGCCTTGAGTATTTCTTTCACATCGTATAAAAACCAGAAAAGAGGCTCCATGGCTTGGTAGGTATTCCGACCCGCATGATTCAGCCATTCCAAGCACTTGATTGCTACAGGAGCGATGGTGGAGCCCTGGTGTATGATGTCGTACAAGATGGCGCGGAAAGTATTAACCCAGTCTGAAAACATGGGCAATTCTACGGGTTTCCATGTTTCTTCGGCACAGTTCGCTACTCGTTCTGTCAGTAATTTATGGGCTTGGTAAATGCACCATTCTTCACATGTTTCGTCATCGACGTCGAGTTGGATGTTAGCATCGCTAGCCACCATGATAAGCCCCTTCAACACCTCGATTTCATTCATGTCGTCTAGCCGAAGTGGGTTTAGGCTGGAGCTTGGCTCTGGCCGTTCGTCCTGTGGCAGAGAAATTGTGACAGGAGCCCTGGAGTTTAACTCTGGGGTACCACTCACAATTCCAATCGCTCTTTCGACTTCGACCTCTTCCTCCTCTTCATTGTCGTCGTCATCGAAATGTTCCCATTCCTCTATTGTCTCTTTGAAATCGTCTTCTCCCGAACCAAAACGGAAAAACTCAGAGTGCGTCAGTTCGCAAAGATTCAGGCCAAGCTTCTTTGAGGCCAACAAAAACACTTCGAGTCCCAAGCCAAGAGGGAGCACCGCTAATTGCGTGATTAAAAGCACATATACAAGCGGAGTGTATGCCTGTAAGTCCCGTATAGCCAAGGACTGGCAATTGCTGTATGTCCGATATTTGACGGTGGTGCTTCGCATCACTCTGGCCACAGCTCGAAAATTGATGGGCACCGGAATCTCAATTGCATATCTATCCTCTTTAATTCCTTTGTACCACACTCCGGTGAACGGTGAAGCGAACGATTGAGGTCCTCGGAACGTGTATTCAGCTGCTTCGTCATTCTTTCGATCCAACAGCGTTATATGCTCCAGCATAGGTATTCCTTTAATCAAACCAAGGCGAATCCTCATTGTCGTTTGTCGTCCTTTGGCTAGAAGGTAACCGGCATATTGTGCTTGGGTAAATTGGGCCAAGGCGAGAACATACATGTGCCAGGGTCGAGCATAATTCAATGCGGGATACCTGATCAAAACTGCTAGGACTTGATATACAGTTGCTTGGAAAGGCACGAAATCCCAGAGCTTGGGGAATGTTGCTATCCATGTCACTGTGTGGATGATCAAGCCAAACCAATAGAATAAGGCAAGCATTAATCGAACACAGTCCCAGATGTCAAATCGCTCTGCATGTCTGCGAATCGTGGCCAGAGGTGACACCCATTCTGAATTGATTCGTCTGATGTGGTGTTTTAGACCACTGGTGTCAGGATATATGCTTGCCAGGGGCTCTTTGTAGTCCGTTAAGTACGATCCCTCCGTGTTGACAACATTGTTGCTCCACGTGCGCGCTTGCATTTCTGCGCAGTAGGACCCCGACATGATTACCTTTGCATATCGTTGCGGTATTTCTTCCATCTTGTCCTCGGGGCCTGTGACGTCGGGAAGCTTTGTCTCGATAGAGTTCCACACACAGACATCTTCCGTTTCGGGACCATCCAGTGGTACCAGACGATTGTACCCGTCGACCGATAACGGGAAATTGCATCCCTCTGTGCAGCCGATTCTTATTTCAGGCTTCTGTGATAAGGTGACAAAGTCGCGCAGCAAACCTGACCAGGACCAATCTCTCCAGCGACGCAGTTTTCGCCCATCCCCGATCTCCACTCGGAGCATAGATCTGTGTGGTGCTAGACCTCGACAAACCACTCCTTTGAACTTCAAGAGAGGAAGTCCGCTGGCTAGTTGCTCTGCGGCATGTTCTGTGCGCCAGCCTACCACTTTCTGGCCTTCCGCTTGAATCCATTTGCCCAAATAAATTAGAGCATTTTGCTCCAGCTCTGTGCCCGCCACAACCAACAACCAGCTCTCGCTTCTTTCTTGCCAGGTGAGGTCCTGTGGCCATTCTACCCATGTCAGTTCCTGCAACTTGGCGTCCTCCCGAGTGTCGAAGACAGTTTTGACACTATGCCACCATGAAACAACCTGGAGCTTAGCTCTGGGCTGCTCATAGGTCCATCGTGCCAATTCTCCTTTGAACTTCAACTCCCCTTGGTTCCATGCTTCGACATCTTTGAATTTGTGGTCTCTAGGGAAGATCAGCCAGTGAAAGCCTGCAATTCCGAAAGCCCAGGTCACTGAAAGCGGATAGTCCTGTAGGAAGACTTCATCCGAGCCATAGGTGTCGGCGCAGTTGACTAGCCAACGTTTGTATCGGCTCCACTCGGCCATTGGCAAAATAATATCAGTCCTCATGGAAGCCAGGCAGATGGGCAACATGTTGTGCAGATTCAGAGAATGCATTCTGTTTCGGATCAAATGTGGTCGCTTCTGTTCTCTGGCGTTTCTGCCGTTGCACACCCACACCTCTTTTGCTCCCACAAACAAGAAGATGAGCCTAGTCATGGCCCACTCTCGGGGATTGTCCGTTTCCAGGGGCAAGTGTAAGGACGTCCAACCTTCTGCTCCGGTCCCGACATCAACCCATTTCCATCCTTGCTCTCTTCCTTTCCACATGTGAGATGTTGGGGTGTCCCCGTTGGCTGTGACGACTATTCGTTCGCCAGCATATTTCAACTTCAAATCGTCGAGTATTGCGTCCCAATTGTGAAGTGGCGGGTCGTCTGTTAGATCTGCGAAGTCACACCAATGGAGCCCTCCGTTCCCAGCATGCCGGTACCAACTTCTTTCGTTGTTTCTGTACATCATGGGTTTGTATGGCTGCGATCGACACATATACTCTGAGGATTCGAACCCTCTCCCACGATCTTCCACTTCCTTTGCCAGACTCGGGTTGAATGCTTGCTGTCGACGAATTGAGCAAAGCGAAAATGGTCGCCACCACGGAGATCTTTGCTTATTGGGGTCCTCGCTAGCGGTCAAAAGCATTTTCTGCACAGGACATCTTCCGATTTTGGACCATCGGGCGAAGATATCGGATTTGGCCATCATTTCTGCGGTCGGGAACCATTTTGTGTGAAATGGGAGGCTGTAAAGAAAGACCTCATCAGCTCCCCATTGGTTGCGAGTGACTTGATAAAACCGATAAAAATCCTCCAGCGTATAGAGTCCCGACGGGATAGCAGCTCCTTCCATCATTGGAATACCTTGGCCGTTCAGATCTACTACAGCTGTATCCGAGAATTTATCGTCCACGAAATCCCAGTGCATTTTGTCGTTTCTAGTTATGCATTGACTGGTTCGCAGACATGCGCTAGGCAACAATCGTGCTTTGGCCATGGGCAGCCCTCCGTTGAAAGAAGGGGGCAATTGGATGACTGTTCTCCATGAATGTGGCATAGGCTTCGAATCCAGCTCTGGAGACCACATCAAAATTTGAGGATATCTGGTTTTCGGGGCAACATCGGATGTCACGACCTCATATATTCCTGGTGCTACATCTTGGAACTGTCTCCGAAGGAATGCTATCTCGGCCACGGCCCACTGCTCTAGGGGTGTGCCTGCAGTCTGTTCCACAGTGGTCAAAGATTGCCACACCACGTCTGACTCGAACGCTCTACCTGTCGGATATTGTCCCAAATCATCTGTCCAGCATCGCAGACCTTGAAAAATTTTTGTCTCGCCATGATTGCGCGACCTCCCCGTTTTGACGACTTTAGGGAAGGTCACCACTGGCTCCTCCAGAGTCAATATCCTGGGCCGTCCGTCGCGATATTCCCATGTGCACCAACCTGGCCATTCTTCGCGGATGTAGCCTAGTTTTGGCGAGACGTAATTCCCTTGGTGATTGTTGTGATTGAGGTTGCAGGCAGCCAAGTCTTGTGTTCGGAACAGAGAAATCTCATCCCCTGCGTAGGCATGACCAACATCAGTCAATTCGTTTGCAAATTCATAGTCCAAGGAGCCCGCAAACGCCGAAGCGTCTGACAAAATGATCAGCCAATTCCACGATGTGTTGCTAGACACAACACAAGGTCTAGTCAGACTGCGGCCCCATTCTGTCTTGAATGTTTGCTTCTGGCCTTGCCCTCCTCGGCCATTTAGGCAATTGAGCCAATGTCCGGTTTTCCTTACATACTGCATTGACCAAGGAAAGCAACGCCAAATTGCCAGCTCACGGGGATTGTTTCTGATGAAGGGAATGCGCACAACCAGAGAATTGGCCATGGCTGTCCATGTTCCGGGCAAGTCCAGTCGGTCAGTGAAAATGATGGTTGGCACCTCGCATTCCACAGTTTCTGGGTTAGCTGTGACCGTTATGGTCTGGTTCTGAGGCACCTGCTCCAGCCATGTTGAAACAACTTGGCCAATCTGAACGCAACGTTCTTTCAACCAGTCTTCCGCTTGCACTCCTCGAGATAAGGTGTGGAATGAGTGAGGCCATTGCGAATCAGATCTCCTGTGCGGATCGCGCAAGCCCTCGGTCGTCTCCCTGCCCCTATACACACAGCGATTCAACACGACTGAATACTCGTTGTCAAAAGGGTGTGACTCGGCGGTGCATGGACGGTCAGACCCAGCGTCATGAACCAGGCAAGGTCCCGGATCTCCTTTTCCCATAGCAGTGGCTCGGTCCCAATTTCTTTTGTACGTGCGTACCCTGTAACCATCGCAATCGGCCTTTGCCAGTGTGGCTAAACGTCTTAATTGTTCCATGTTTACGCCCAATTCTTGCAAGAATCTGGTTTGACCACTTCGAGCTCGCTCAATCACATACAAAATTGTGTGCCAACCTGCCACCATTCTCTCTGCGGGTCGCAACTCCTTTAGACTATTCCATTCTCTTTGCTCCAAGCCAGTGTCAATTTTGAAGACCTTTCCCGCAGAAGGAGCTGTCACCGTTACCTTCCCGCATCTCAAACGCACATCTTGTTTACCCCAATTTGTGCTTACGTATCCAGACTGTTCCAGTGCTACAGGAGGGGGCAGCTTTGCGCAACCGGACGCCAGAGCTAAAACTGCCACTTTGGCACAACCTAGAGTGCTGAGGCGTTCCCTCTCTCCATGGAAAGTCTCGGAGGCCCATTGTGTGCACTCTGATGCTAGTTTTGCCAAATTTATTTTCACCCCAGGGACTTGGCTCCAGGGGTGTGATGACCTTGCTGTCAGTTGCTTTTCCATTTCTCGCATTTGCGTGTGGGCATTCCGTTGTTCGCGATGCATCTCATCCAATTGTGCATGAGCTTGAATTAATGCGACACGTTGTTCATGTGTGGCTTGAACCTGCTCTGCCAATTGTTGCAGCAATGGGGCTCTGATCACAGCGGGATCAGAACACTCATGAGGTTGGGGCGAACCTGCGAGCAAAACAGGACAAACGTGGGAGCGCCAGTGAGTCAACTCTTGCAGGGCAGCTTGTCTATCATTTTCCTGTTCTTGGACCTCGCGTTGAAGTTGCGCTCGTTCTAGACGGATCCTGTTTTCTTGATCGGCCGTCCACGTCTCCAATGATCGGACCTGTCTTCTAAGTTCACGAAGCTCTTCTACCTCCTGGAGATCGTAAGGTGGAGGGAAGTCAGCTGATGTGTGGCCACAGTGCCTTCGGCACGAAGGACGCTCTCTAAAATCATCGTGAGTGTGAGAACAATACTCGCGACAGGCCCGCCTGGTTCGTGCTGGCACGGGAGTCGGTACAGGCAAAGGGTGATGATTGCAGAACTGACGGCAAGCCAAACCGGTCGTGTGCATCCGTTCCTCGTCCAGAGTCGCTAAACCTGCCTGGCACAAACTGGAACTTAAGCCATAATGCAGAATTGGGTCCATATTGACGTGTGGGTTCTCTTGCACGCCTGAGATCAACCAATTCATCCTTTTGAATTTGCGGATGACCAACCTGTGGGACGGGGTCCTACTAAAGGTATACAACCCGTTGGGCTTCAGCCAATGTAGAACGACGCCTAAATCTTCATTCGAGACAGCACAATTGGGTGCTTCCTTCAAGTGCGACAACACCGCGGCCGCCGTCAACCATCCACTCTGGGATGCAGGAATGAAAGAGGTAAGCTGTGGGAGAATACGTGCCATTCTTTCCGGATACAAAACTGTGCCTTGAAACACAGGATAACTTTCTTGCGTAGAAACAACTACCTCCTCGTTGCAATCTTCGTACGCAGGTCGATAATCTACCACACCGAGTCTGACTGCTGCATCGAGACAATTGAGCTTCTCTTCGAAGTGTTCGTGTCGGTGCTCACAATGATGGCGACACTGTTCCAACGCGGCGAAGTCATCATGAGTGTGGCCACATACTTCTTTAGGATGAGGCTGGTTCGTTTTTTCCCCTTCTGCCGCTCTTAGACGGACCGCTGCCAGCTCCTTCTTCTTTTGCTGAACTCGGGTCAATAAGTCTTGAGCCATACTTTCCGCGTCGTCGTCCGAATACTCTGCTAGGATTTTATCCAGAAGGTCGTGCTCTTGAGTTGCCCGGCATATAAGCGTCGTGTCCGGGCACAACCTGATGTTTGTGCCATCGTCCCAGCGGAAATTTCCAAATCTCGAGGCTGGTTTGGTCAGAAGCAGAGCTTGGTTCTCGGCGATGAGCTGAACCTCAGATCTCAGCAAGGGGGACCCATTTGCCTTGGTCACTTGCGGCCATACGTCACTTGAGAAAGGTGTCTCTCCTGGGCCAGGTCGCCTGGAAAAGATTCCCACTCCTTCCCCTCGAAACTTGAAATACTCGTTCTCGTTCAAATCCCATCGCCACACTCCAGCTCCTACGGATTTTCGTCTCCCATCTGCATCCATCATCGTCAGCGTCCGCCAAATGTCGGTTTGTCCCTGTTCGACCACGTGCATGATTCCTGGGAGCGCTTCATAAATGCTGCCTCTGAAGGGAGCTCGCCTCCATTTGGGTTCGTTCAATAAATCTTGCACTTTGGGGCAACTCCCGGATCGGCGAAACAGATTGGACCGGTAAGGTTCCTTGAACAGATGGCCGTAGCAAAATCCATCAGTTTGGCAGCCCACCTTCATGTCATCCATGCGAAATTCTGGAGCCTTTCGTTCTCTCTTTTCTTGTTGCCTCTGCAATCTACGATCGGCTTTGGCCAATCGAGCTCGTTGTCTCGTCAGCTGCCCGGGCTGTCTTGCATCGCGCCACGCCTTGTTTCTCAACACGGACTTGGGTCCCATGGGCTGGGACTGATTTCTCGCTTGCCAAGTTCGATCAAATCGTTCTCTCGACCCTAACCTGTGTCGTTTCCTCGTGGAAACTTTCTTTCTTCGCCTTGCGCGCATTTCTTCGTCCACCTCTTCCAAAGCACACTCCCATGTTCCAGTCTTTGGTATGGTGCCGCGCATAGATTCAACCAAATTGCGACCTTCATTCTTTTTGGCGAAAGAACATTTGCAGCCTGTCTTATTCTGGAAGCGGGTGTACTGCGCTCGGGACATGGACCGAACCCTGGAGCTTAGCTCTGGGGTAATTCGAGGCCCACTTCCCTCTGGCAAAGCGCGGAAACAACCTTGTTTTCCCTGCCACAATGTGCTCAACTGCAATGGAGGCAACTCGTCCCACACCTCTAAGATATCCGCCTCTTTCTCCACGAGCGTCTCGCCCCACCAACATCCTTGGTAGATTTCAAATTCGGTTACGCAGCTTTCAGAGTCAAAGATGCACGCCTGGGTGGGTCGAATGGTCGATTGAGAATCGGAAGACCAGCTGGAGCTTGGCTCTGGCTGTTCCGCATCGATTAACTCAGCCAGCGCATCTGTGGCGGTCATTGATGCCCAACGCGTCTCTTCACCACGTGCTGCAAACCAATCCACTGTCCATTCAAATCGTTCAAGAAATTGAGCTGGTCCTTCGGGGGATTGATCTCCTCGCCTGGTGGACAGGCGCTCAAATCTACCCACTCTGGCACTCAATATTGGTTCAGGACATTTGATGCGCGTGCGTTCCTCCTGAGAGATCTGTTCGAGTACCCATTCCACTGTGTCTTCCCAGCACTCATCAATCTCGCACAGATCCCACTCGTCACCATCCAGGTGGCAAACTAGTTCATTATGATTCTGGGGCACAGCTTGCCGATACAATTTGGCTTCAGCGTCAAACGCCAACTGTTCGTCATCTTCGGAATCAAACAGGTCCTCGCCGAACACATGAGCGTGTTTCTTCCATCCGACTTTCTTGTACCTCCGACCAGTGTCGCGAGCGATTTGGCGAGCGGATCTCTTTGCTTCCCGGAGCTTAGCTCTAGGCATTTCAATGAGTTCCTCTTCCTCTTCAACGTCACGAAGCCACTGACGCTTCAGTTCACTGCGCGAGAAATGCATGGGCCCTCTGGCGGTGTGAAAAAGTTTGGGCGCTGACGGGCACAGGCAAAGACCTTCTATGAACACTGGGCAGGGCTCGAATATGACTTGTGGGAGCGGGTGAAGAACGGACGTGATCTCGACTCCCTGCTCCGAGACCCAACTTAAGCCGAAATACTCAGGCTCCATGACGGTTTTATGCCCCCAGAAAATGTCTCTTTGCAATTGCCACCACGGCTCAGGACGACATAGGGTTTGGCAGCCTGACAGTTGCAGCTCAGTCTCGTGACCCCGTTCAGTGACAGGGGTGACGCAGTTTCCTTTTCCTGCAGGTTCGCCCACAGCAGCCGGGGCCTTCGGATGGGTGTTGAACAATTCTCTTACGATTTCTTTGTCGGATTCTAACACCGCCACATCTCCTACCTTTAGGTTTAGAAACTCTTCCCAGACACGATCCAATTTGGCGCTGGCGGCACAGTAAGGAGTTTCATCGTATTTTGCTTGCACCACCTTCAATTTGTCAAGATCGCTCTGCTCCAAGACAGTACTTTTGGCAGGTAGTGGCAACCATGCGGCACATCGATTCTCCCGTTGGAAAGAGGCGGCTGGATCATCCTTTGGTACGGCGGGCAATTGTATCCAAACTTTGCCACCCTCTGAACGAGTTGTTCGTCCCACCCGACCTGCTATCTGACCCATCTCGCTTAGCGTGATGTCTGTAATTACCTCTTGGGATGCAGTCAGATCCTCAGCCATACGCTTGAGACCCTGCATTGGCCCAGGCCGACTGTTTTTTAAATCGATCACTCGATTTCCAGAAGGTCGAACTCTCTTGCCGAAATCGAACACCTTGTCCACGCCCAGTGTCACGCTCTCTTGCAACACGTCCGTGGACACTACGATGGATCCATTTTCGTTGCAAAATGCTTCCAGCTCACTCCTGTGGAACTCTTTGTCGTTTAACAAACCTCCAGCGCTAGAAAAAGTAACCACTCTCTTGTGGCCGTCGCGACGAAGTTTGGCTGCCATCAACCCCAGATCGGCTACGGTAGGCTTGATAATGAGAGCAGATTTGAAGGGTTGACGCAGTTGCTCCAACACGTCATCATCGTCCAAATGAGTGGTGCCGTAAATTGTGCTTGATTTGGGCGTGGCAAAGTCAGCCTTGAGTCCACGGTCTAGGGGAGTTGCCGTGGTGCGCACGAGGTTGTTGGCAGGTACTGAATTCATAACACAGACAGTCCCACTTGTTACGTTATGGGCTTCGTCTAGAATCACCAGTTCGTCAGGGGCGACATACCTATTCCCGTCACACCATGCGTTGGTTGTCATTGCGCGCAACAGGGTCCCGTCTCTTTTCCCTGCAAATTCGGACTTACCTCCGGCTCTCAAGCTGACTCCGTCGATCCCTTCGGGCATCCTCGTTTTGTACCATTCGAATGTGCTCCGAGTGGAAGTGATCCTTTCAGTTAGCATGGTCACACGCTTGAAACCCAGCCGCTTGGCTAGCAACCCGGGGGCGAATTTCGATTTACCCAGCCCACAAGGGGCCACCAGCAACTTGCCTTTGTCTGTTTCAAGCAAGTTGTGCTCGATGTATGACTCGATTGTGCGGTCATTGCCTGCATTCACGATTTTGAAACCTCGCGGGGTTTTTTCCACTTTTTGAACGATCTTCTCCTGCCATGCATCTTCGAAAGATGGCACATGCCAGACGTCTCCGGAGCTTAGCTCTAGGTCAGTCTGGATGCCAACCTTCCATGGATCCATATCCTCCTTGCCTGAGAAAACGCTGGAGCTTAGCTCTGGCGCATCCTCTTTGGAAGGAGGGGAGGTATCGTCGCTACCGCACTTCCGTTTTAAATTCTTCAAACTCCAACCTTGGGTCACAGCATACATAGCTGGACTATGGCCGCATTTGGCTCTTTGATCACCACCCCGGCGATCCCAAGATTGGCACTCCCAACACCAGTTCCACGTGCAGCCAGGTTTGCACTTATGTCCTGGAGCTTTGCTCTGGGACGTCGGTGCAACCGGACATCTGGCGCAGGTTCCATCGTTCCGCAATTGGCTTTTGTGGGCGTGCTTCTCACACCATCGGTTTGGTGACCAACACGTGCATTTCACTTTCCTGGAGCTTGGCTCTGGGAGAGTAATGTTTGCTAATTGGCCATTTGTGCGAGGGTTGATGTCTATCCAATCCTCCACGGCCCCACCATGAAACTCTTTGCATCGTTTGCTACCCTTCACCATGCCACATTCATCACACTCTTCTTGCTGGGGCCCGCCTCGTCGACCCGACCCTAGTCGTGCCCGGTTCGTCATGGAAGCCACAAGCTCAGAGCCCGGCAATCCGTCGCGTTTCTCTACAAGGTGCCAGCGGTCGGCAGACAAAATCTCGGCGTGCCATCTTTTTGTCGACCATTCATTGCCGGCCAGTCCTTGCAATTGTTTTTTGCTCATCCAACCCCCAAGTGCGAATGTGCTTCGAACTAGCTGGTCGGCCGGCTTCACGAACAGTTGAGTCCAGCACATGCCCTCTTGCATAGAGATCATTGTTAGCGGGACAGTCTGGGTCGTTGCCGTCAAAGGTGCATGGTCCTTCAAGTCTTCTTCTACCTCGTGGTCACCGGAGACCATCTCCCAGTAGTTCTGACGGAATGCTGCACTCCTCCAATATGCCACCTCAAAAGCACGACTGATATTGTGTTCGCTTGTCCCTCTGACGAGGAAATGGTCCATCACCCACGGACACACATCTTCCAAAAATCTCCTTTGGTACACTCCGTCCTTCAACCTGCAACTGAACTGCACATCTTTGTGCCCAACCATCTTGATAGTAAATTTTCTCACCGCCATCTCGAACAGTGCGTCCCCTAGCCACTCTTCGTCCAACTCGTTCTCTGTCCAGCCCGCATTTGTCTTTCGATTATAGAGCTCGAAAGACCCATTTGGCCACTTCATTGATGCTGGTGTGACCGTACCAGCTGTCCAGACTTTGTACCGCCGGGTTCCAGATATAGCGTTGTAGCGCGCACCGGAGGAATCGACGTTTGCCCAATTTACGAGACCGATGTTCTGAGAAGTTTTCAGTGTTCTGCTGTGGGGGTGAGGAGACATCATGCGGTGAAAGGAGGGGTGTGGGCCCTAGCCCACTGTTTTCAACTGAAACTTGCACGGGATCAAGTAAAGGCTTTCGCCACCTGGCTGTCGAGACCAGTCCGTACTCCGGTAGGCAATCAGCGAACCTGCTCGGTCTGTCAGAACCGGGCGCGGCGGCGAGTAGATGGACAACTGAACCTTCATGGGCTCGCCTCTCCATCCCCAGCTTGAGGGCTATTCTTTTTCTACAATCAGTCCGGGGTCCTCTGTCACACCAGTTAAGCGCATGACAGTCCGGCAAAGATTTCTAAGTACTCGGGAAAGATGCCTTTATCATCGGCCATCCTTTCGCTAACCAGCCTGCATTCGGTAGCATTCCTTCGGCGTGAAGGTTGCGCGAATGTGTACAGCCGGCCCTTGCAGATTCCGCCCACCTTGGTGTGCGTCCTCGGGGATTTTGAGACATACCATGATTCAAATTGCACTTTCTGCGCCATTGCCTTGCCACTAATTCGTCAATCCCTGCTCGTTTTCTCGGGAACTTCGGGAGAGTGCCTGGACTCGAGTGGGAGCTCAAATACAGTGCCTTTCGGTTAAAGGCTACCAATACTCAACCCTAGCTTGCCCGCCGCCTCATTGTCTGATCGGCTGGTGTATCGGATTAACAGATCACAATAAATTGATAAAATACTTCTGAAAACGTAGCGACAGGCGTGAGTTGACTCAGGATGGGTTCAACCTGAATTTTGAAAATCTCCAGCAGAACTCGGATGTTCTACCTTTAAGATCAACTCGGCGGGAAAAGGAAGGGAAAAAATAAAGAAAAAGAAGAAAACCAAAAGAACGTGAAAGATTGATCTCACCCTAGTGTGATCAGTGCTGCGTCCTCACGGTACACGCCGCTCACTTCAGAGGGAAGGAGCCCCCAGTCCCACCAACTTGTTGCAGAAATCACTTTGATGTTTATTCTGCGATCTCACCCTAGTGTGATCAGTGCTGCGTTCCTCACAGACACGCGAATCTCGCTCTCTACCTCTACCCCCGAGGTTGCTTGAGAGATCTTGCACACACAACGTACGTTGCACGTACACCTCCAGTCTATGGCTGCTTTTGAGATAAAGCCACAGACATCGAACCTTGAACAAAGTCAGTTCGAATTGGAGGGAGAAGCAACACTACAGTTAGGATCTATATGATCAAACCTGTAAGTCACTATCCCCGGG